CATATATGGAAACAAAAAGTTTGCACAACAGTTTGTCACTCAAAAATATCCACGCGATATAGAATTTAAACGTGAGTTAATTAATGTTGGCACAATTGATATTGAAACAGATTATGATACAGGATTTCCACATCCTAACGAAGCAAGTCAAAGGATACTTGCTATAACCTATAAGTCAAGTAAATTCTCTACATATCACGTATGGGGTTATGGTGAATTTGATACTACTAAAGCTCTTATCAGTGATGTCAAATATACCAGATGTAATAGTGAAGAAGAACTTCTTAGTAAGTTCTTAGAATTCTGGTCACACCCTGATATTATACCAGATGTTATAACGGGTTGGAATACAAGATTTTTTGATATACCATACATTGTAAATCGTATGGCTAAGGTTTTAGGTATACAAGAAATCCAAAAGCTTTCACCTTGGAACATGCAACTTGAACATAGAAGAATTACTAAACGTGGTAGTGAAAATGATGTATATGAAATACCCGGCATTCAAACTCTTGATTACATGGAATTGTTTCAAAAGTTTGGTTATACCTATGGTCCACAAGAATCATATGCATTAAACCATATTGCTTATGTTGTCCTTGGTGAAAAGAAACTTTCATACGAAGAATCAGGTTCTCTTAAAAACTTGTATAAAGATGATCACCAAAAGTACATTGACTATAACATGAAAGATGTTCAGTTAGTTGACAGGCTCGAAGAAAAGATGGCTCTTATTACATTGGCCTTAACTATAGCTTACAAAGGTGGTGTTAATTACCAAGATACTTTCGGTGTTACTGCTATATGGGAATCAATCATATATCGTAAACTAAACTTAAGTAAAGTAGTTGTACCTTTAAGTAATAATGAAAAACCATATAGGTCTTTTGCCGGTGGTTACGTTAAAGAACCACAAGTTGGTAGACATGATTGGATAGTATCTTTTGATTTAAATTCACTGTATCCAAACTTAATTGTACAATACAATATGTCACCAGAGACTTTAACTGATAACAATCATATGAATGATGTTGGTTATTATCTTAGTGGTCAAAGTGTTGATAGTGAATATTCGGTTGCAGCAAATGGTTCTTCTTATCGTAAAGACATTGACGGTGTATTACCACAAATCATTGAAGAATACTATGATGAACGTGTTTCAGTAAAGCAAATGCAGATAGCCGCACAAAAAGAAATACAAAATGGTTATACTGCTCAACTCGATAAAGAAATAGTTACACTTGAAAATAAACAGTTGGCTATAAAAATTCTACTAAATAGTCTTTATGGTGCACTTGGCAATAAACACTTTCACTATTTCGATATTAGACTTGCTGAAGGTGTTACCTTATCTGGTCAACTTGCAATTCAATGGGCTGAAAAAGCAATGAATGCTGCTATGAATAAATTACTTCAGTCAGAAAAAGATTATGTTGTAGCAATTGATACGGATTCTTTATATGTTAACTTTGGTCCATTAGTTAAGAAATTATCTCCAGCTAATCCCGTATTCTTCTTAGATAAAATTTGTAAAGAACACTTTGAACCTATATTACAAAAAGCTTATGAAAAGTTATTTAAGAATATGAATGCTCATAAAAATAGAATGGTCATGGCTAGAGAAGGTATATCCGACAGTGGTATATGGACTGCTAAGAAAAGATATATTCTTAATGTTCATAACAATGAAGGCATTCAATATAAAGAACCTAAACTTAAAATCATGGGTATTGAAGCTATTAAGTCTTCTACACCTGAAGTTGTACGTGATAAATTTAAGAAAGCATTTAACTTAATTATATCTGGTACTGAAGCCGAAGCACAAAGATTTATTCAAGACTTTCGTAATGAATTTAAAACTTTAAATCCTGAGCAGGTTGCATTTCCTAGAAGAGTATCAAATATCACCGACTGGCATGATCACAAAACAATATATAAGAAAAGTTGTCCAATACACGTAAGAGGCTCATTGCTCTTCAATAAATATCTTAAGTATAATAAATTACAACAACAGTATGAATTAATTACAAATGGTAGTAGAATAAAGTTCTGCTATCTTAAATTGCCAAATCCAATCAAAGAAAATGTTATTGCTTTCCAAGATGCTTTACCAAAAGAATTAAAGTTGCATAACTATATTGATTATGATTTACAATTTAACAAAACATTTATAGAACCACTTAACCTAATACTACATTCTATCGGCTGGTCTGCCGAAGAACAAACAACCCTGGAGGATTTTTTCGTATGAGTACAAACTGGTTTAAAGACATGCAAGATATGCATAAAAAATATGGTGTCAACAAATGGATGCAAGCTGAATTGCAATCCGATGTAGATTGGAGAAAAATTAATAAGTTCATGCAATTTAGAATTGGTATGATGCAAGAAGAACTTGATGAAACAAAGAATGCTTTTGAGAAAAAAGATGCAGAAGAAATAGTTGATGGTATTATTGACTTATGTGTTTTTGCTATCGGTACACTTGAAGTATTTGGTGTTGATGCTAATAAAGCATGGGACGAAGTATATAGAGCCAATATGTCAAAAGAAGTTGGCATTAAAGAAGGTAGACCTAATCCTCTTGGATTACCAGACTTGGTAAAACCTGAAGGTTGGGAAGGACCAACACACAAGGGAAATCATGGAAATATCACTGACTCTTTTTAAGAGCATATTTGATAATAAAACTAAAGAAAAGCTAACATTCAAAGATTTCGATTCTTTTGAACAAGCTTTGTATGGACTATCTGAAAGAAGGATTGCTTCTAAGAAAGATGCTCCATTAATGTCACCAGCTTGCTACAAACCTGACACTACTCGTGCAAATGATAATGTTACTATGTGGTCAGGTTGGTGTGCAGTTGATGTTGATGATTTTATATTTGAAGGAGATCTACATGACGCACTTCGTACTAAGTTTGGTAATTATAAGTATGTCTGCTATTCTACTGCTAGCAGTACACAATCTTTACCAAAGTTTCGTATTGTCTTTCCACTTACAAAAAATGTTCAAGCTGAAAAGATTCGACACTTTTGGTTTGCTCTCCAAACGATACTCGGCGAAGTTGGAGATAAACAAACCAAAGATCTATCTCGTATGTATTATATTCCAGCAAAATATGATAATGCTTTTAATTTTATCTTTAGTAATGATGGGGATGCTATCGATCCTGATGTGGTAATGACTAAAGTTCCGTATAGAGAAAAAAGTAACAGTAGTAGTTTCTTTGATAGATTACCTGAAGACATGCAAAAAGAAATAATACAACATAGAAAATCAAAACTCGATAATACTAATATAAATTGGTCAACATATAGAAATTGCCCGTTTGTACCAAAGCAAATGGTAACTGAATATAAGTTAATTAACAATACCGGTTGGTATCATAAAATGTATCAGATTATGGTTGCTACTGCTGGTAATGCAATTAAAAACAAATATCCAATTACAGCTCAAGAAATTACAACACTATGCCGTGAAATAGATATTGACACTGGTAATTGGTATAAATCAAGACCAATGGATAAAGAAGCCGATAGAGCTTTAGAATATGTTTATAAAAACATTTAAGGATACATTATGGAAAAAGAAAAAGCATTTACTTATGAAGTTATTTTAAATAACGATAAAAAATATATAGGTGCTAAAGTAGGTACACCAGAGGAGCATCCGAATTATTACGGTTCTGCAGACGATAAAAGTGAATATTTTAAAGATATGCAAGTCTACAAAATTAAATCATATAAAATTCTTTTTCAAGGAACTGCACAAGAAGCATTTAATCTTGAGAGAAAACTTTTAATGGAAGTGGATGCAAGAAATAATAATCAATATTATAATAAAACAAATGGTGGAGGCTATCACGCAAAGTCTACTGATATGTCGGCAGTTTATAAATTGTTCTATAAAATTAATAATTTTGAGTTTGAAATTAAACAGGTAAAAAAAGAAGAATTAGAAAAATTTATAGAATTACAAATCAGACTTGAAAATTTAAATTCAAAAAAAGTAAAATTAATAGATGAGCAAATGTATATTGATATGAAATTATATGGATATTTACCGCCTCCAACAAAATCGAATCCACAATCTTATATAGTTCATGTTCTTGAAAATTATAAAGAGGTAGGTGGCATAATAAATGGTATTCATACAAATAAAGCAGGCAAGCGAAATAAACTGGTAAGTGAGATTCCGACAATGAAAATTCCTGAGTCTGAATGGCGCGTTTTATCCTCTGAAGAACTGGATTATTTAGGAGCATTATTAAATCCACAAAATAAATTTGTGGCTGAACCTACGTCTGATGAGTATTGGATTGGAAAGCTAAGAGACAAAAAAAATGATAAAGGAATTGAATACAGAAGCGAAGAAAATAAAGAATTATTAACAAAAGCAGGATTTAACCCAACACAAATGGATAGAAGAATTTTTAGAGTATTAGAACAAAATGAAAAAGATGAAAATATTACTCCTAGTGGAATGCAATCTATAAATTATGATGTAGAACCTTATATTACTAAATTGAATGAAAAATTAAATAGTTTAAATACTTTGACAACCGTTGCAGTTTCTATAACTTCAGGTAATTATACTCTAGATCGAGTTCTAGATAGAATAGATTTACAATTAAAACAAAGAGGAGAAAAGGCTAGTAAAGTATCAAGAATTGTAGTGCTTATGACTCATCCAAAACATGCATCTTATGTTGAATGGCATGATGGTAAACCAACTGAAAAAGGATTTAAAGAACCTTTGTTAACATTAAGAAAATCTCGGTTAAAAGACCACTTTACGGGTTTAAAGAATTATACAATTGAATTTAAAGACATGGACCACTTACAAGAAAAATTTTAATTTTTTTAAAATAAACACACACAATTCGTATATATAATATGATTTATGAAATAAAGGAAATACAATGACTCAGCTAATACCCCCGCAGAAATTCACAGATACAATTGGCCTTTTAAGGTCATTTTTTTTAGATAAAGGTTTTTTAGAAGTACACACTCAAAATAGATTATCTATCCTTGCAGCATGCGAAGATCCATTCAATGTTGCTACTTACAATTATGCAGGCCAAGTATGGCCACTGCCACAAACAGGTCAAATGTGGTTAGAACACGAATTATTATCCGCCCCTGAATCTAAGGGGTTTTTTTGTGTCTCCACTTCGTATAGGCAAGAACCAAACGCAATACCAGGCAGACATGATATAATCTTTCCAATGTTTGAATTTGAAATGCCGGGTAACATATACAGTCTTGCAAGAATGGAATATGAACTTCTTGAATACTTAGGATTTAAAAAACCAGAAGAAAGAACTTATGGAAGATGGCAACAATTCTT